ATTCCAGGTTTCTACTTATCGTGGCTATCACAAGTCATTGATTGAAGTGGCTGCCGTATTTGGAGTCAAAGTCTGGAAAGGTGATTTTGTTCACACTATCCTCGGCTAGTATTAGTTGAAACTTATAGCCCCTTGGGTGACCTTGGGGCTATCAACTTTGAGGATAAATTATGCCTACTGCATTAGTTGTTGAAACTGGATCGCAGAGTACCACTGCGAACTCATACATTACAGTGAGTGAGTATTCTACTTACATCACAGATCGTCATGGCGTAAGAAATAGTCCATCAAACGATCAGATTACCTCATATATTCATCAAGCTATGAGTTTTTTTGAGGCTCTACCTTTTCGTAGTGAAAAAGCATCTGAGGATCAAGCTCTTCAATTTCCTCGATCTGGCTTAATGATCGATGGATATGGCATCAATTCAGATGAAATACCTAAAGAAGTTAAAACTTCTCTTTATGAGATAGCCTATGCTTATGAGCAGGGTTATGGCCCTGATGATCCTATCGAGCGATCTACTCTTAAAGAAAAGATTGGTGAGATAGAGGTTGAGTACAAATCATCAAGTGCTGACAGGGTTTTAACTCCAGCAGCTACAAGGGCATTGAGAAAGCTCGTAAAGAATCCTATGCGGATTGTGAGGGCTTAGATGGGTATTGAATATTCTTCTTTGAGTACGACTGCAACCAATCTTATCAAAGATTTTGGTCAAACTGTGACTTTTACAAGAAACGGTAGTGTCACTTACAGTCCAACAACAGGGGTAAGCTCTAGTAGTCAAAGCACCTATTCAGCCAATATTGTATTATTTGATCAGTTAAAAATAGAAGGCGCTGAAAATTCACTGGCTGAAAAAGAGTTTCCAGCATCAATGGCTTCAACTACAGCGCCTGAGATTGGAGATACAGCAACAATCAATAGTGAAAGCTATAGGATAGTTACAGTGAATCCTATTCAACCTGCAAGTACGGTTATTTATTATGAGCTTCGACTCAGAAGTTAGTAAGGCCATCAAAAAGATGGAAAAAGATGCAACAAGGGCTGTTCAGAATAGAACAGCTAGAACAATGCGTAAAATTGTGTTTTTTAATGGAACAAGGGCATTTGATACTGGTTTGCTTGTGAATAGCTGGGAAGCATCAGTTGGTCAACCATTTTTCAATGAAGATGGTAATGGTGCAGGTAGAAGTAGACAAGGGCCAGAGTCTCAGAAAAGAATTGATGGTATACAAAAAAAGATCAAAATTGGTGAAGATGTTTTTTTTACAAACAGCATTCATTATGCAAACATAAATGAAAGTCGCACTGGTTTTTTAGCAAGTGGAGTTAGATCAGGCGGTGGAGTAATCAAAAACATAGATGGTGAAAATGAATAATGACAGTTGATTACCAATCAATATCGCAAAGTGCATCAGGAAGCATTTTTAATATTGATGCTGGTTTTATTACCGATGGGACAAATCCTGATACAACAAAGCCATTCAGAAATATTAGAGCTGCTTTGGAGGCAAGATTTAATACAATGGTAAGCGCAGGTCAGCTTAATTTTACACACCATGTCTTTGAAAATTTAGATTTTGACATTGTTGATGTAATTAAAACAAACCTGGATGCAGAATGGGTTGTTGGAACATTGATACCTGATGATACCGTTGTTTCTACATTAGGTTCTTCTGGATTTGATGAGCAATCTGGTATATTTAGAATTCTGTATTATGCTAAAACAGGGATTGGGGGTTATACTGATAAACTAGATAGTATAGCTAATTATTTTCTTAGAGGGAGTAAACATACTCACTCTGGAACAGAGGTAAGAATTGATAACGTATCACTTGGCGTGGGGCGCAGAGATGGTGCATTTTTTGTTAGAAACGTAGATGTATCTTATTTTGCGGTCACAGCCGCTAGGAGTTAAAAATGACAATTCAATCAGGGCAAACAGTCGATTTGACATTTGCAAAAGAATCAACTTACGGTACTAGGATTGGTGGAGATGTTTACACTCGTATTCCATACAACACAGTAAGTTTGGCTCTAACAAAATCAGTAGTTGAGTCTAATCAACTTACTGGCGACAGAAATGTGCATGATGTTTTTCAAGGCGCACATTCAGTGGCAGGTGATATTACCTTCAATCTTTCGCATCAAGCTGTATTTACAGAGATGCTAGAAGCTGTTTTAGGTGATCACACTGCATCAAGTGGTGTTATCGAGGTTGGCACTGAGCGATCTTCGTATACAATACATGAAGCATTCACTGATCTTGCAACAACAAAAGATAATCATGCTTTTGTTGGCTGTGAATTCAATACATTTGCTATGACAATCCCTGCTGATGGATTGATTGAGTGCACTGTTGGTGTGATTGGTGCAACTTTAGAAACTCACGATAATAGACAAGATGGGACAGTTGGTAACTTTACAGACACCAACGAGCCGTTTCATTCAAGTGATGTCACAATAACTATTGATGGCGGATCAAACCCATTAACTACAATTACAGATTTTAGTTTAAATATTGATAATGGAATTGCAACAACTAACAGGGTAGGCAGCAATATCCCAATACAAGGTGGAATATCTAAATGTCGTGTAACAGGTTCATTAACTGCTCACTTTGAAAGCACAACTTTATTTGAAAAGTTTATAGGCGACAACGATTTTGTTGATTTGACTGTGTTGATAGGTGCAAGTGGTGGTGCAGAAACTGGCATTTTATTTGACATGTCAAAAGTGAGGATTACAGCAGGTAATGTAGAAGTTGGTGGAGAAGGTCTTGTTTCTGTGGCTCTTGAATTTACAGCTTTGAGAAACGATAGTAATGATCAATCAACTATACAAATAGATACAGATTTATCTTAAACCGTTCTTCTGGGAAGAACTTTACTATTCACTGGGGGTGAATATGAAACTTGACGATCTATATACAGCAGACATACATGAAGAAGGAAGTGAAGTAAGAATTTTAGACAGAAGCGGTAATGAAACAAATTTATACATAAAGGTTAAGGGTGTTGATTCACCTTCATTCCGCAAATGGTCTAAAAGCCATAGTAAAAAAAGGCTAGAAGCACTGAGGCAAAGTAAAGATTTTGATGAGGATGCTTCTATTACACAGGGATTGTTAGACTGCACTATAGGTTGGCGAGGGGTTGAAGAAAAATTCAGTAAAAAATTATGTGCTGAATTGTATGAAAAAGCACCTTACATAAAAGATCAAGTTGATATTTTTATGGGTGAAGCTGAAAATTTTACAAAAGCCAAACCGAAAAAATAATCGAGTTTGGTAAATGGATATTTGTAGCTAATAGAAAAGTTGAAGGAACTAAATCTACTCGATTAGATCAGTGGAAAGCCTTAGAAAAAAAAGGCATGAAAGTTCCAGAGCTTCATAAACAGCCTTACCTCGATGAATCATTAATTGATGTATGGAATATCTATTGTCTTATATCACAAGGTGTTGAATGTGTTACTTTGCAAGATATACAGGCTTATTGTGAGCTTTATGGTGATAGATTAGAGACATGGCAGATAGATGCTATTCTTGGTCTCGATAAAGAAAGGTTGAAAGAATGGCAGACACAATCGCAAAGTTAATATTTCAAGCTGACAGTAATCAGATACAATCAGCCACAAAAGAACTTATCAAACTCGATAAAGCATCAAAAGCTGCCGCATCATCTGTAAGCAAACTTACATCTGCTTTTTCAAATCAAAAAAAAGCATTACAAGGTGATACTAAAGCTCTACAAGAAGCATCAAATAATAGAAAAGCATTTAATAAAGCTTTAGAAGACTCTAAGCAAAAAGCTACTCAGGCTAGTGCATCGGTCTCCAAAAGCACACAAGAAACAAAAAAATCCTCAAATGCAACTAAACAAAACAAAGAAGAAACTAAAAAGCTTAATGCCATCAAAAAGGCAGAAATAAAAGCATATCAAGAAGAAGCCAGACGTAAAGCTAAAGCTACTCAGACAACTAAAAAAGATACACAAGCAAAAGAAAGAAATGTCAGAGCTACAAGAAAAGTTCTATCTGCTAATGACAAACTTGTAAAAAGCTTTAAAAACGCTTCGACTGCAACCGCAACACTTCAAGGCCCACTTAACGGTGTTTCTGGCCGATTATCATTTATAGCTACTGGTTTACAAAGGGTTGGTCCAGCTGGATTGATAGCTAGTGCAGGTTTGGCTGGTGCAGCTTTCGCAGCTAAAAGTGCTTTGGATGAGTTTGCTAAATTCGAGGCAGAGGTTTTACAACTTGAAGCTATGTTGCAAGCAACAGGTAATCAAGTAGGTTTTACATCTCAAGAACTGCAAGATATGGCTAATGAAATTGGTATAGCTACACTTGCTTCTGCTGGAGATATTAGACAAGCACAAGGCATCATACTTACCTTCAGCCAAATAACTGGCGAGCAGTTTGCTAGAACTACTGATCTTTCTCAAGATTTAGCACAAGTTATGGGTGTGACTGCTCAAAGTGCAGCTAAGACTTTAGGTAAAGCTTTACAAGACCCAACAAACAATCTAGCCAGTTTATCCAGAGCAGGTATTACATTTACTCAGTCCGAAAAAGATATATTAGAGACTTTGATACTTACCAATAGAGGTATTGAAGCTCAGGATCTAATTCTTTCCAAACTTGAAAAGAGGATTGGTACTGCTGGTGAGGGTGCAGGTAAAGGTCTTGCAGGTGCATTTGATGGACTATCAGAACAAGTTGGATTACTCAGACAGGCGTTTGCAAGAGAATCAGGGCTGGCTGACTTCTTTGAAGGCAAAGTTAAATCACTTACAGCCTTTGCTAAAAGCATCACCGATACATTAAATGCTACTGCTGAGGTTGATGCTGCAACTTCAACTGGTGTAGATACATCACGAAGAAGAGCTAACAGAGGCGGTGGACAAGGTGGCACAACTGGTTCAATCTTTGAAAATTTGAGGA